TTGATACTCTAGATTATCCGCTAACAATAGATACTGTTTAGCAAGGTCACTGTAGTCTGCCTTCAAAGCACCATCAAGGCTTGTGTTAACCTTACGGGAATACTTAGATGCGATAGCACGAGCAATCCAAGCAGCAGAGTAGTAAGTGTTGTTACCATTTTCAGACAGGGAGAACACAATCTCTTCGTTCTGAGTTTGTTGGTCTAGTGTTTCAGTGTCACCAACAAGAAGGCGGACTGTGTTGAGACGGCCAGAGGCCGTAGTTGTATCCAAGTCTGTAGGATCGTAGGACCAAGCCATCTAGTCGTCTCCAGTTATTAGTCTGTTAGGATTTTATCTCGAATGGTGTAGAAGTCTTCTGTCACCCAACTGTTACTGTTGAGGAAACGACGAATAAGACCACGTTGCTTGTCGTCTAACTTAGACTTCTTACACTTCTTAGTCTCAAACTCTGAGGTACTTGATGTACGCTTCTTAACTTCTGCGTTAAGGAGGTTAACAAGGGTCTCTAACTGCTTTCCAGCTAGTTCTGACAACCTGTCACCGACCTTAGTTTGGACTTCTAAATCTTTATTGTGGTGAATATAACCAGAAGCGTAAAGTGTTGCTACCTTATCGGCATCAATACCTCGCTCTAACCAGTTAAAGTGGTCCCCTTGGCTCCATGTTTTACTGTCTGCCATGAGAGGACGTTTGATAAAGACAGGCCAATCAACCTGCCAACCCAAGTATGTGGGATGCATAGGACTACTCCATTATATGTAGGATACTGTTATGTTCTTTTATTAGTTGGGTTGAACCCCAAGCCTAAGCTCAGGGTCCACCGTTATCTTAGTCGTGAGGTAGCTTAAGCTACAACATCTTCGAAGAAGTAACCAAGGTCAGCACCAACAACTTTCATGTCGTATGCCATTTTAACTTGGATATGCTCTGCAACCTGCTGACGCTTCAGTGCATCGTCCGAGAAGGATTCAACAGTGATACCGAGGTTGTTTACGCTTGGAATGTTGTTCCATGCGAAGGTCAGACCAGCAGCAGGTGTCATCAGACCAGATGTACGTGGTGTGTGAACCAAGAGTGCGTTCTTACCACCGATGAAAGCGTTAGCTTCTGCAAGACCTTCAGCAGCACCGTTCTTCACAGCTTCCATGACGTAGAAGTTCTCTACCTCAAAGATTTCAGCCAGCTTGGCATCTGTGATGAGTGCTGTGTTAGTAACAGTAGCACCACCGTTCAAACGTGCAAGCACATCTGGGTGGTTGATGAGGATGTCACGAACTTCCTTACCGATAACCATTGTGTTTGGCTTGAAGCCACCAGACTTAAGCTGCATGGTACGACGAGCAGTAGTCACATCAGTGATTGGTGTGGAGTTTGTGTAGTCAGACCACAGGTTAGATGGAGTAGCGTCTGTACCCCAGATACCAGCAGCGAAGAAGGAAGAAGCAAACTGCTCTTCACGCTCAATCAGAACACGGTTGACAAGTGTCTGTGCGCCAGCAGCACGGATTTCCAACATTGCATCTTCGTTAGCAAGTGTCTGCTCATCGAAGTCCATGCCGAGGCCATATACGTCAGCATAGTAGCTGTCGTTGGACAACTGCAAACCAATACGGTTTACTTCTGTGCGTGGAGCAAGTTTCTTAACGTCACCAGAGCGGTTCATGTTCGCACGGTCATAGATGTAGTACTTGTCAGACTGACGCTGAACGCCTACAACTGGGAAAACCTTGTCAGCAACAAAGTTAGTTTGTTCTTGTACATACGCAAGTGTCAAGTTCGACAGTGGTGCGTCGATATGTACGTTAGATGGTGTCAAAAGAGGCATTATAATATTCCTTTAAATGCTTTGTTATTAGGGTTAGGCTACGATGTTACCGCCTTGGATAAGCTCAATAGCGATGATTTGACCATCGACACCAGCTTCCTTGGCATAACCCATAACAACATCACCAGCAGCGGCTGTGAGTGCATCACCAGCAGCGTCTGTTTGAACAGCGTCACCAGCAGCAATAGTGCCACCAGCAGTTACCATAACTTTACCCGATACGCAGATAGTAGTTGCGTTACCAGCAGCAGCGCCAGCCAAGCATACACCGTAAGCCTGTTCACCAGCAGCGCCAGCAACAGTAACAGCGCCACCAGCGTCGAGAGTTACGAATTTAAATTGAGTAGTACCACCAGCACCAGCGATTTCGGTGCGGTTATCACGAGATTGCATAACAGCCATTGTTATTCCCCTTTGTAGGATTTATTGATGAGTGCTTTACCAGCATCGGTCTTTGCTACAGCAGCATAAGCCTTGGCAAATTCACTCTTTTTCAGTTGGTTTTCGTCCATGTAGGACTTCACGAGAGCATCTAGCTTGTCGGCAGAGGTAGCGAACTCGCCGTCTACGTCAGACTTACCAAATTCTTGCATGGCTGCTTCAAAAGCTGCATCAGCGGCCTTAAGAGCTTCCATAATTGCTTCATCTTCGTAGAATTTAGCTACGAGAGACTTGGCTACATCAGTTGCAAAGTGTGGGAGTGTTTCACCAGCACGTTTGGTCAACTCAATGTCAGCCTTTTCGATTTCATGTTCACGCTTGGCTACATCAGCAGCTTCAAGTGCTTTAAGAACTGGGGCGGGGATGTCAGACTTAACGACCATCTCGCCTTCGATGTCCATCATCTCGACTTCAGCTTTCTTTTCGATTGCTTCAGCAGTAATAACGAAACCTGCGTCGATAAGACCCTTACGGAGCTTCTCATTCTCAGCAGTGAAACGAGCGATGTCAGCCTTAAGGGCTTCAATGTCGATAAGTTCTGCTTCTACAGGTGCAATCTCTTCAGCGGCCTTCTCAGTAGCCACATCTTCGACTTGCTCAATTTCAGCTACTGGAGCTTCCATTTCTTCTTCATTCATTTTAGTAGTTTCCTCATCGGTATTGTCACGCTTAAAGAGACTAACCATTGCCTGAGCATTGGCTGGACGATCCACGAGGGAAAGTTCTTCAAGGTGCAAGTTTTTTAGGAGATTAGGCAAGTTAGATTTCCTCCTTCATAGCACGTCCACCTATAGAGAACGCAGCGAGTTCCCCAGATTTGACCATATCCCAGACTGCATCATCGAATACTTTGTATGCGACAACCCATCCTTCACGATCAGACTGGATTCCAAGAGCATCACCAATTTCTTTGGTAATAGGGAGGGAGTGTACTACGACACCGACCTGATCCCCAGTATGCATGGCCTTGCCGACCCGCACATGCTCCATAAATTCGTTAACAGCTTTCACAAGAGTGTCAGCTTCGATAACATCCCCTTGGCGGTCAATAACAGGTTCACCTTTTTCGGTTACTACTGATGCCCAACCATAGACCATACGTTGTTCGTCGTCGGTCTTGAGGATTTTACCTTCGATGTTTGTTTTTGTCATTTTCTTACCTATCACTTCAGCTACGATAGCCCTGAGAGCCTCTATACGATCCATAGGAGCATCTTCTTGCTCTTCAGGCTCCTGACCCCCTTCAATGCCACCTAATTGCTCGTAATAGGCGATATAGGCGTCTTCGGAGGATGCTGGCATATAGACAGCTTGTTCGTTATAGTCAGAGACGTGAATGTCGCCATTAAGACCCATGTCCATGCTACGAGAACGAGCTTCTTCTGCGGTAGTAAAGATGTCGTTGGCGTATTGTGCTTTAAGAACTAAGTTCATTATGGTTCACCCGTTACTGTATTCTTGCAGAGGACACCTTCACCAAAGACGCTGATGTACTGTTGACCTGCACTACCCCGTAGTTGGAACTCAATGTCAGTCTTCTCGTTGTAACGAAAAGGTATCTGTCGGTTAATGTGCATAGTTTCTAAAAAGGAGGTCTCAGCCACCCTTAGTTTAACGCCACTCTCTAAACAGACTAAGTTCCTAAAAAAGATTTGCCTGTTGTTCTGGGCAGCAGTTGCACAGAAAGCATCAATACGCATTAGATAAAAACTGTATCCAGCGGGGACTGTAAAGATAGACGCTTGGTTTTTGCCCTCACCACCACGTACCTTGGCGTAGGTTACACCTCCGTTAGAGACGACAATATCATTAAGGGCGTTACCTGATGCTGTGACGACATCGTTGATACGGAAGAACTGTAGAGCTGTCGTAGGGGGAACTGCGGAGTTTAGAGTAACATTCTCCGCAATTATGTTGTAGTTTATATCAAGCCCAATAATACGGATAACTACACCATTGTCAGTTACGTTTGACGTAACGGTCATTGTCAAGCCTGTAGTAGGCTGTGTATATGCTGTATTGTTCTCCCAAAGGGGGATGAAACTTGTTCCTACGTTAGCGTTGTAACCAAAGATGTTACGAGGTTCGTAATCGTTAGATTCACCCTTGGCTATAGCTAGGGGATCATGCTCATAGAGATGCCTAGTCCAAGTAGTCATTAGTTCAACTCTCGAATTACAGACACAACCAAGCTACCCGTGTTAGGGAAGGTCTCAATAGAAGCATCAGCGTAGGTAACTTGAAACTCTACGTAGTAAGTACCAACAGTGTCGGTATCGCCAGTCTGCCAATCGTATTGAACGACACCACCCTCAGCATCTGTGATAGTCATTGTCTCGTCAATCTTAACGACACCATCTAAGGACTTCATGTGGAACTTGACTGTAGCAGAAGTAATATCTACAGGTACAAGTTGTGCATCTTTTAGGGTAGCTTGTAGAGAGGGAGATGTATCATTTTGCTTGATATTGAAAGCCATTCTAAGCTGCCTTATTCTGATTGCCACTCGTTGTAGCTACGTTATTGTTGTAAGACACCATAGCCGAGTTATATGTCTCAGCTAGTGTTACACTGTTAAGGGAGTTACCTGTAACTGAAACA